ATTGCTTCGCTGTCTATGGGCGACCGAGTATCTGCTTTATACTATGAAGAAATGGCTATTCAGTTGAATGATGAAGTAGAGTTTTTTAAGAAGAATAAACAATTTATTTGGGATAAAATAAATAATAAATAATATGAATTATCCAGTATTAAGAGAACATCAAGAGGGAATAATACAATCTATTGTTTATAAAAATAGCGGTAATTTTTCAATAGATGACTTACAGAAACTTCATTTAATTTATAGTTCAATATCTATTGGAACAGCAAATCAAATGAAACCAAATGACTTATCTGGATTTTTAGGTTGGGTTAATAGTTGGGTAATCTGGTTTGGAATTGGTAAAGTTTCTAAGAAATCCGCTAAAAACTAAAACTGCTATTGACAAAACATACCAAAGTGTGCTACACTACTTGTATCAAGTTACAATAATAATAATTTTCTACAATTAGCATCAGGGATTGGTTTTTACTCGGTGTCCCCAATCCAAAAAACTAAAATGAAACCCAAGCTATGACGGATATTCCGTCCCTCCCGCTTTTAACTAAAATAATTAGTTACAAACGGGACGGATAATAACGGAACGCCAGTCGTAGCAAGCTCTAACTCGTCAATCTCGGAGTGGAGAGATGGATAGGAGTATAACTGATGCTATACATACTATGTATTTCTCTACCCTCGGACTGACGGGAGTGGATAGTTCCGCTATGGGAAACGAAAGTTAAATTATTTTTAAATAGCCAATAAAATGCTACCAAGCACCGATTTCAATTTTAATAAATCGCTTTTTTGCAGCTGCGAAGTCTTTGGACTTGGTGGCTTTTTTATTTTTGGCAATGAGAGAAATTGTTTCGTAAGGACTTAAATCGCATAATGCTTATTCGTTCTATGGGAACAAATTATTATCTCTCATCATAACGAATTATATCTAAATGAAAAACACTTGCTGGAAACAACCTGATATTGAAATACTTAATCATTTATTTTTATTATTAAATGGAAGAAGAAACGACAACAATAACAAATTCGCCAGAAACAACGGCGATAGTCCCAGAGAAAAAGAAAATAACCTACAAACGGGCTAATTATTATCCAGAAGAAATGAAGGCGTTTGTGCTATTGGAACGAAAGCAATGGAATAAAAACTGGGAAGAAATAGCCATTGATGTTAATGCTAACAAGCGATTAAAGAAATACAGAATAAAAATTGATGATAAAACCGCTAAAAGAATATACAACTATGTTATTAAGAATAGGTTAGATTTGGTTAATCGGGCTGATATGGCAATAGATAATGGAGATATTAGAGAGATTATGTCTATTCAGGCAGAAGCAATGCAGAAAGATGCTATGGACGAGATACAGCGGAATAACACAATGTTGCTTAAAATAGACGATAAGTTAGACGAAATGATAGAAGACGCTCCGTTTAAGGATTTAATTTCCGCCAAGAAAGAAGTATTTAATGAACGACAGATATTGGAAGATAAGCCAACTATAAAGATTGATTTGATAACTAGTTTAGGTGGGACAGATGGCGTTAATAAACTATTAAAGGACATACAAGATGAACCAAGCGAAGACGACACAATTGAATGTGAAGTTATTGAACCCAAACCTGAAAAAGATGAACCCAGAGAAGAAGACGGAAGCGTTGGAACAACTGCTGACACTACGGAATAATAACCTTTATCGGTTTTATAAGCCGTGTGGTAAGTCGGCAGAGTTTGTCCAACGAGTTGGAACTGAATTAGAAAAAAATGTTTGGTTATTTTTAGGCGGTAACGGCAGTTCCAAAACGGCGACAGGGGCGAATATAATTGCTAATATTTGTTTTCCAGAAAAGAATAAGTATTTTCAATTCCCATTTTTTCAAAAATATAACTTTATTAAGAATATCCGTATTGCTTCTGACCCATCAACGATTGGTTCAGTAATAGTTCCAGAGTTAGAGAAGTGGTTTCCAAAAGGACGATTTGAGATGTTTAAGAGGGGTAAGCAGTATGTTAGTGAGATTAAGACAGATACTGGTTTCACAATCCACTTAATGACTTATGAGCAGGACAAGAAAGAGTTTGAGAGTGCTAATATTGGTTTTACTTGGCTTGATGAACCGCCACCAGAAAAGATTTGGGGTGGTATTACTTCTCGTTTAAGATTAGGCGGTAAGATTTTAGTGACAATGACACCATTAGCCGAAGGGGCATATCTGTATGACCAGTATGTATTATTTCCAGAACCAGATAAGGACGGGATAATGCGTTCAGGTTATGAGTTTATTAGTATTTGGGATAATACCAAAGATGTTGGTGTTCGTGGCTTTTTAGATAAAGAACAAGTTGAATTAACCATTGCTAATTATCCAGCAGACCAAATAGAAGCGAGGGTATTTGGTAAGTTTCAACATTTATCAGGTTTGATTTATCCAGAGTTTATGTCAAACCGCAAGATTTATGATATTGATTATGACCAGTTTGGACCAAATGGAATACCAGATAGTTGGACACGAGTAGAGGCAATTGATTATCACAAGGTAAATGAGCAAGCAGTTACTTTTATGGCAATAGACCCAGATGGTGTTTGCTATACATATGATGAGATATATGCGAAGTTCAATTCTTATAAGGAGTTCTGTGATGCGATACTTCAAAAGCGGAAAGGAATTCAGCCAAGAATTACGATTATTGAACCAATGGCTAATGAGCCAAGCCAATTAGATGGTGGCAAGATACCAAGAAACGAGATTGTTCGGGTAAGTGATAATAAGATAGTTCCAATAGTTGGTAGTAAGAAACGAGACGCTGGTATTATGTTGTTCCACGAGAAGATGAAGTTAGATACACAGGGACACTCTGGTTGGTATGTTGTATCAAGTCGTTGTCCAAGAACAATGAAAGAATTGCTACATTATCGTGTAGAAAATAATCAAATTATAAAAGAATATGACCATATGATGGAAAATCATCACCGCATCTTTTTAAGCGGAATTGGTTATCGTGAAAAAGAGGAGCATCATTATTTTAAGAAACAACGCCCAAAGGGCAAGTATTATTAAAATGGAAAAAATAGATTATAAAAAATTAAGGAAATTAGATAAGAAGTTTGTTCCAAATAAATGGCATATTTGGCACGATATTAGTTTTTATAACCCAATGAAAAGAGAGAGAATATTTCAGTTTCAATTTGGTATTTATAAATTATTAAGAGGAACGTTAGAGGGAGAAGAGATATTTAATGTTCCACATAAAGGATTTTTTTACGAATTAACATCTAAAGTAATATAAATTATGGCTAATAATAACCCAACAATAGAAATTGACAATGTGGAAGAAGAAGATAAATCGCAAACATTAGAAAATCCACAAAGTCAAGACCGAAAAGATATTGCTAGCCGAGTTTGGGAAAACTATACTGATAGGCAAATGAATAGAGATAGGGTGCTGGATTATTTTCGTTTTGATGACCAAGACAATGCTAGGAATTGTGTTGATTATTGGAACGATAGCGAGAAGCGTGCTAATTCATTTTCTCTTAAACCTGATTATAAAGAGGATTATCAACAAAATGTATTTAATGGCATTACCAATGCTAAGTTAATGGTTTATGTTGCTCAAAATATCAATCAAGAAAGCCGACTTCAATTCAAACCATTAGTTGGAAGTAATAAAGTATTTCATTGGTTCTCCAAGTTTTTTGGGGAAATCTACAATTATATTTTTGGAATAATAATCAACGAGAAAATGGAGAAGTTGAAACGGGCTTTGTCTTGTTTAACTTTTGGAACGATTATTGTTCGCACTGATTATAATAAGAAACGAGATAAGTTTAGCCGACCAATCGTTGATTTAAGAAACTATTATTTTGAAAATGTTTATAATAATACTATTCAACAACCAGCAACTGAACGATTGGTTTTAGAGTGGAGAGAGTTTGTTAAACGATTTGATGGTTGGGAAGATACAGATATAGTTCCAAAGTATGATGATGTTTTTAGTTTAAGTGGTGAAAATCAATTTAATATATCCGAACACTTATTAGGCGATAAGGTGGAAATACTAATTGATTATGACCCAGATAATAAGTTATATCATATTACTGCTAATGGCATTCTAATTACTCCAACACACTCCCCATTTCCAAAGCGGTGGTTAGATGAAGACGGAAATGCGATTATGCCTTTTGCTATGTCAAAGTTTGAGTTATTTGCTACTAACTTTGTTTATGGGCGTAGTTTGCCAGATAAATTACAGAATATGCAGGACATTGATAATAAGTTATGGAATATGACGCTTGACCAGCTAGCATTGACTATTAACGCTCCGTTATTAGTTGGTATGGGTAATGATGATATTGTAGCTGGTAATTATCTTACACCAGGTTCTGTTTGGCAATTAGACCAACCAGAGAAAGCTAAGTGGTTACAAGGTGGTGAGCCAGGTATGGCTGTATTCAGGGCAATAGAAAAGATTGAAGGCAGTTTAGATAGAATGAGTAATATAGACCCAAATCAACAAGGTATAGCAGTAGGACAACGAACTGCTACTGAAAGTAAGATAGCTGCCAGAAGTGCTGATGTAATTTCAGGTTTGTTTAATTTTATGATGGACGATTTAGAACAGCAGTTAGCAGAAATATCAATTCCACAGATTAAGCAAGCGTTGGGTAGTAAGACATTAAAGGAGTTTGTAACAGAAAATGTTAAGTTGATTGACCCACAATTTAAGGGTGAGTTAGGAACAAGGGTATTAAGAGTTGAAAACCAAGTTGAACAACAACCATTTGGTCGTTCCGAGCAGTTAGCACAAGAAAGTGGATTGGTTGATAAGAAAGCCGAGATATTTACAATAGCAAAGAATTGGCTTGATAAGTTTAAAATGCGTATAGAGATATTACCAGATATAAATAGTCAAGAAGAGAAACGAGTTAAGAAGACCCAGTTTGCTACTTTGATACTTGGTTCGGTTCAAGATGAACGAAGAGAGAAAGCAATTGGAGTTATGGCAGAAGAAGCAGGACTTGACCCAACAGAGTGGGTAAAGGAAATGAGTGATGAACAGAAAACAATGGCTGGTATGTCACCAGAGATGCAGAACGCTATGCAACAGCAAAGTCCAGGCAATACAATACCAACGCTTAAATCAATGGTGAACCAGCAAGCCGCTGCCGCTAACTAACAATTAACTAAAATAATATGAGGGTATTAAAAGTAAAACTTTGGAATGCCAAAGATAAATTGATGAGTAAGCCTATTGATGTATTAAAATCTGATATGAAGAGCGTAATCTTTGATGAGGCTCGCCAATTTACTGGCTTATTGGATAAGTTAGGCAAAGAGATATATGAAGGAGATATTTGTAAATTTAATCAAGTTATTGGATTTATCAAATATCATAATGGTAGATTTGAATTTAGAGAGTTAAGGGAGATGACTGGAGAAGGAATTAGTGGAGAAAATACAACAAAAAACTTCAAAGTAATCGGCAACATCTACGAAAATAAAGATTTAATTAAAAATATATGATTAGAGGGCATTTAATAAAATTGTTAATAATGTTAATTGGTAAGGATTTGTTTGACTACCACGATGTCGGATTTGATAAGTATTATGAAACTTGGGACAAGGTAGCAAGCGATACTGATTTACTTGATAACAAAAAGAGAGAACTTGGAAAACTTTATATTGATACTGCTTCGGAACTTGACCCAGTAAAGAAACTGATTAACTGGGGCAGGATATTCCAGATTAAGAGAGATATTCATATGCTGGAACATTCAGAGGATAACCTAAAACTATTAAAGGATAAGAAACAAGTTAAGCAGATTAGAAGTGTTTATGAAAAAGTCAATGACATACTTAATTCATTTAAGAGGGAATAATTATTAACCCCCGAAATCGGGGAGAAAGAGGAGCAAATTATGGCAATCTTTATTAAGAATAATGCCAAACCAAATATTCTTCACGTTGGCAGTAAAGGATATGATAGGGCATTAGAAGTTCCAACCGACCTAAAAGGGCGACCAATGGAACTAACGCAAAGAGCAGAAGAAAAAATAGCACTTATTAAAAAGTTGAGTGCTGACAAAAAACTTGGCGATAAACTTGAAATCCCAGTTGATGTTCATCCATTTGCTTTTGGAATGCGTAAGTCAATTAAGAACGAACAGGGTATTCAAACTATAGATGAAAGTAATGTTCGTAAGTATTCAGGAATTAAGATGGGCGAGATTGTTGAGTTCAAGGTAGTAGAAGACGGAATTGAGATTATGAAGTTGTATGGCTTTTGCGATGAAGTAGCAGAACTTGATGTTGAGATTTTGGATAAAGAAGATAAAGGAACTGGCAAGTTCAAAAAAGAGTGGAAGATTATTAAGAAGAACCGAGAAGGAACACCATACCAC